AAAATCATACTACGAAAAGGATGAATAATTATGGCTACTGAAGGTAATCAAATCCGCGAGTCCTTTGTTGCCAGCGCAGACCTTGAGCAATTCCGGTTTGTAACTGCAACTGGCCGCGATGTCGCATATACGGCTGCTGGGGCCGCTGCTGATGGGGTTGTGCGCAATGACCCCCTAGAAGGTGAAGCAGCCACCATTGTCAACTATGGGCGTGTTATCGTTGAAGCTGGCGGGAATATGGACGCTGGTGATGAAGTAGCATCCGGTGCAGATGGTGTTGCCGTTGCTGCTGCTACTGGTGACATTGTTCTTGGTAAAGTTACTGAGGATGCCGTAGAGGGCCAGCTTGTAACCGTAGACTTCTTCAAGGGCGGCAACGAAGCTCCCGAATAAGAAAGGATAATTGAATGACTCGTCTAACTCCAAATCAGGTCCATGTGGATCAGCCGCTTACAAATCTTACGGTAGCCTACCTACAGTCTACCGCAGGGTTTGTTGCTGACAAGGTTTTCCCCACGGTCCCTGTTCAGTATAAAAGTGATAAATACTACATTTATGACCGTGAAAACTTTAACCGCACGGGCAACGTAAAACTTCTTGCACCTGGTGTTGAGACCGAAGAAGTTGGTATGTCCCTCTCAACCGATACTTATTCGATTGATGTTCGGGGCCTTGCTACCAGCCTTGACTTCCAGACCCTTGCTAACGAGGATGCCGTTCTGGACATTCGCCGGGCAAAGGCTGAGATGCTTACCATGCAGCTTATGATCGACCGTGAGCGTCGCTGGGCTGATGCATTCTTCTCTGCCGGTATTTGGGACACTGAATACACTGGCGTTGCTTCAAGCCCTGGTGCCAACGAGGTTATCCAGTGGTCAGACTATGAGAACTCAACTCCTATCAATGACGTTACCAAGGCCAAGACTGCACAACAGCTTGCATCCGGGGGCTTCCGTCCAAATGTGATGGTTGTTACCCAAGACGTTTATGACGTTCTCAAGAACCATCCTGACCTCATTGAACGGTTCAACGGTGGTGCTACTACCGCTACTCCGGCAATGAATGATCGGGATATGATGGCCCGTATCTTCGAAGTTGATCGTTTCCTTGTTACCGATGCAATCCAGAACACTGCCAAGGCAGGTATTGCAGAAGATAACAGCTTCATCAACAGTAAGAAGGTTGCGCTATACTACAGCCCACCCGCACCCGGTATGATGGTCCCCGCCGCAGGTTATATCTTTACTTGGGCAGACCTTGAGAATGCCGGTGGTTTTGGTGTTGAAATCCGCAGCTACACTGATGAGGCACTTGCCCGTCAGCACATTGCTGAAAAGATGGAAGCGGTTGTCAGTGATGACATGAAGGTTGTTGGTTCGGAAATGGGCACCTTCTTCGCTGACATTATTGAGTAAGGGGGTTAAGCATGGATACCCGACACATGTTTGAACTACAGTATGAGCAGCCTGTCTTTGTGCGGGCTGTTCCCCCCGGTATGACTCACATCAACCTTGCCGGTGGTAAATACAAACAGGGCGATGAAATCCCTTGGCGCACTAAAAGTATTAGTGAAGAAACTATTAGAAAGCTGATGCGGGCCAAGTGGCTTTATCATAACTCAAACATGGCATCCGAGGCTTATTCAGGGGACGGTCTAGACAGAATGACCCTTGATGAGATGAAACAGGTCGTGGATGCTATCAACGAAAAAGTCCGAAAAAACACTAAGAATGACTTTGAGTTCAAAAACAAGAAGTGTAAAAAGTCCGGCTCTCGAATGAAGCAAATGGGACTTATCCGTATGTGGAGAAGCCTATACGGACATATGGAAGTCGAAGAGTAAAAACTGTGAGGCGGCATGTCGTGGACTTATGATGATAGTGAGTTGGATACTGAAACAGAAGAGGGCCGCAAGAACGTAGTCCGTTTTCTGGTAGGTGATACCAACGAGAACGATCAACAGGTTTCAGATGAGGAAGTAGACTTTTCCCTGTCTGAGACTAACAATGTCTACAGTGCTGCCTCATACATTGCCAAGAATATTGCTGCCCTCTATGCCAGACGTGTAACACAAGAAGTAGACAGGACACTTCGTGTAAGATACTCGGATATTCAGGAACATTATTATAGGCTTTCTAAGGAACTTGAAGACTCTGCAAGGAAATATAGCTCACAGTGGGGTGTAGCTTTTGGTGGGACTAACACACAAACTATGAAGACTGTCAGAAGTAACCCACTACGGCCAGACGCTTTTTATAGTGGTCAGTTCTCAAACCCAAGAAGAAAGAAGTTTGGCTATGATCCGGGCACTCGACACTAAGTATCTTATTGAGGAAAACGGCGAGGAAATGGTTCTAAACCAAAAGTCGTTTTCTCAGTATGACCCCGCCACAGGCGAAATGACTTCCACAACTGTTGGGGTAAATATTATTGCCTATCAAGGTTCCTATGATCTTGCAGAGGTTGATGGGACAATGGTTATAAGGGGTGACAGGAAAGTGGTAATGCCCTCAACTGATGTGAATGGAGACCCCTTTGAACCCGATGTAGATGATACAGTTGAAGCTACCGGAGATAAGACAACCATTGTTTCTGTTAGCAAGATTATGTCAGCCGGGAGTGTTATTTGTTATGTCTGCCAGGTTAGAGAATGATTAGGGTAACAGGACAACAAAAGGGCGAAGGGGTTAACGCAAGGGTTGACAGGTTTGAAAAGTCACTCCTTAATAGAATTTCTTCCCAAGTTGTAGAACTATCCCCCGTAGATACTGGTGCATACATGGATTCTCACACTTGGGCAGGTGAACAGGGTCAGTCAAGTGATGGTAGACCAAGGGGGCAGTCAAAAGCACAGTTTGCGAGTGCGGCTGAAACAAGGCTTTCGGGGCAAGTAGAGGGGCACCAACCGGGTTCAGATGAAACACTTTCAAACTCCGCCCCACATGCTTGGGATGTAGAACACCAACATGGGTATGCCCCTTACAAACAGACCGCAAGAGAATTTAACAACTTTATAAGGGGTGCTTTGACAAGAGCAAGGGGTGGTAGTTAATGAGTGCATATACAAATATACGAGCCGCCCTAGAAAGTGAACTTGACAGTATTCAAGATATCCCCTTCATTCAATTTGAGAACACTCGCTACAATCCTGATACGAATGAGCCTTTTGTAACCTGTCAATTACTGCCTACATCAAGGATACCTGCTGTAGTTGGTTATGACCCACAACAAAGGTATCAAGGTGTTTTTACAGTTCTTGTGTATACACCCGAAAACCAAGGGCCAGCAAAGAACCAAGAGATTGCAGACTCTATTATAGAAGCTTTTGACGCTACTACAGACCTACAGTTTGGGGGAGTGTTCACAAGAATTGAAACCGCAGAACAAAGGGTGTCAAACAGAAGTTCTCCTTGGTTTGTTACCCCTATCGACATAAACTGGTATGCTTACGAATAGAAAGGAAGTATAATGGCTTTCGCACAAGGCTCACGTTCTAGTCTATCCTACATTAAAGAAGTTGAGTTTGGGGTTACTCCCGAAGACGACTTCACTAACTTACCAATTAATACCCACTCACTTAACACTACAAAAGAGCGTGTAGAGGGTAACGAAATCCAATCAGACCGTATGACCCGAGTTGACCGTCATGGCAACCGTCAGGCTGGTGGTGACATTGCTGTAGACCTTCGTGGTGGTGACTACGACGAGTTTCTTGAAGCAGCAATGTTTAATGAATTTGAACCAGGGGCTGAAAATGATACACTAAAGGTTGGGGTAGACCCAATTTTCTTTAGCATTGAGGATGCCTTTGAGGATGTTCAGAAGTATCGTCTCTTTAGTGGCATGGCTGTCTCCGGCCTACAGGTATCCATTGCACCTAACCAGATGGTAACAACTACCTTTACTATGGTTGGCAGAGACGGCGTTGTTTCAGAAACAAGTTCTGCTGGCACTGTTATTAGCCCATCTGCTAATCAACCATTTGACAGCTTTAGTGGCGAGGTGTCAATCGGCAATGTTGGTTCTTCATCTGCCGTCAATAACATTTCACAGATTGAATTTAACATTCAGAACAACATTGAACCAACCTTTGTTGTAGGCTCCCCAACTACCCCACAACTTGAATTTGGTCGTGCAAACGTAGAAGGAACTCTCACTGCTTATTTTGAAGACCTTGATCTTATTGACAGGTTTATTGACGAAATCGAGAGTGAACTTTCTGTTTCTGTTAATGACCCTTCGGGTAACAATGAATATACTTTCATGTTTCCTAGGATTAAGATTAACAGTGCAGATGTTCCACTAGAGAATGAGCAATCAAGGCTTGTAACTTTAAACTTCGTTGCTATTTATGAAAGTGGTGAAGATAGTAACCTGACCATTCTTAGGCCCGGAACCCTATAACAGTTCCCTTCGGGGATAGGGCTAGGGTGGATGGTCGGGTGTCTGCCCTAGCCTTTTTAATTATAAACCCGACAATAAACATACAATTAGGAGAAACCCGACATGGACCTTAATACACTTACCCCACAAAAAGATACTGTAGAAGTTGTCCTCACTCACCCATCAACAGGTGATACACTCTTTAATGACGATAAAACTGAGATGACTATTACTGTTGCTCTGCCCCACTCAGAGGTTTACAAAAAAGCACTCAGAGAGCAACAGGAAAAGCGTTTCAAGAAGGCTTCAAAAAAAGGTAAGCAAGATTTTTCGGTGGAAGAGATTGAAGAGAGCACCCTTGAACTTCTTGCGAAATCTACTGTTGATTGGGATATTACATTTAATGGTGAGAAGCCAAAGTTCTCTGCTTCAAAGGCAAAAGAACTCTACAAGGAACTTTTCTGGATTCGTCAACAGATTGATGAGGAGGTCAATACTACTGACGTTTTTACGAAGAACTGATCGGGCAATTACTCAGTTGGGCTGAACACGAGTTTAGACTCAACACCCCCGATCAGAATGGAACTACCAAAAGACAACACCTTGAGGTGATACAAAGCCAGGTCGGATATGATTTACCAGAGTTACAGGGACCA